CGCACGACTCATGTCCGGCCCCAGCAGCGCCATACTGTCGAGCACAGAGATCGTGGCTGACGTACCGGCAATGGCAATAAAGAACGGGAACAGGAAGTCACGGACTTTAATGTCCAACAAACGCGCCATGGCAAACAGGCGCGCTTCAATGTCTTCTTTATTCCAGTGACGAATCTCTTCCAGCTGCCATAAGCCAAACTGCAGCACCGTCAGCAGACGCTCTTCGTCGTAGGCTTTGTGCTCAAAGCTGGCAGCCGTCAGCGGTGTTAAGCCCGACAGGAAATGACCGGCCAGCGGCACCACATCCGAGAATGTTTCAATACGCGGCTGTACATGCGGAATGATCGGCAGAATATTCTGCGGACGCAGACCCCAGGCAGCAAAGCGCTGCGCAAAGGTTTCAGCATCCAGCTCACGCACCCACAAACTGTTCAGCCAGCGCAGTTTTTCCACATCAAACACCGGCCCGCCAAGAGACACACGCTTGATATCAAAATGAGCAAACATATCATCACGGGTGAATTTTTCACGCTCATCCGGCATCGACCAGCCCATACGGCCCAGATAGTTGAGCAGTGCTTCCGGCATATAGCCCATGCGATCGTAAAACAGAATAGACGTTGGATTTTTGCGCTTACTCAGCTTGCTTTTATCCGGGTTACGCAGCAGCGGCATGTGGCACAGATGCGGCATATCCCAACCAAAGTATTCATACAGCAACTTATGCTTGGGTGCGGAGTTAATCCACTCCTCACCACGAATAACATGGGTGATTTTCATCAGATGATCATCGACGACGTTGGCCAGATGATAGGTGGGCATGCCATCGGATTTCAGCAGAATCTGTGCATCAACCTGAGCCCAGTCGAGCTCAATGGCTCCGCGCAGCATATCATTCACCACACAGACACCCTCTTCCGGTACCTTCATCCGTACCACATAAGGCTCACCTGCCGCTTCACGGCGGGCGACTTCGTCGGCCGGCAACAGCAAATCAGAAGGCTTTAACGCCATCAGCGACCCCTGCTCCTGACGGGTAAGACGCAGAGCGTCCAACTCAGCCGCCGTGCGGTAGCATTTGAACGCATGGCCACTGTCGAGCAGCTTCTGCACGTGCTCAAGATAGACATCACGGCGCTCACTCTGGCGATATGGGCCGTGCTCGCCACCAACGTCGGGACCCTCATCCCACTCCAGGCCCAGCCAGCGCATGCTGTCCATAATGGCCTGTTCAGATTCCGGTGTACTGCGGGCCTGGTCAGTGTCTTCGATACGCAGAATAAACTGCCCGCCATGCTGTCGGGCAAACGCCAGATTGAATAAAGCGATGTAGGCTGTACCTACGTGCGGATCGCCGGTAGGCGAAGGTGCAACACGGGTGCGGACCGTCATAAATGGAATTCTCTGTGACATGCGGATTTAAGGCCGACGATTATAGAGAATTCACACGCACAACGCACCGGTCTGCGATTAACCGGGTTGAATTTCGCCTTCTAAATCCGTCAGCACATCAATAACCTTCTGACTGGCCATTTCCATTTTCTCAAGATGCGTGACCAAACCGTTCTGATCACCATTTTTATGCGACTCCAGGGCTTTGAAGCCGTATCCATGGACATTCTTATGAGGCTCATCGAGACGTGTATAAGAAGCAAGATGGCGATACTGATCGAAACCAGCACCGTCAAAGTACCATTTCCCCAAACGACAGCTGGTGTGATCCGTCATCGAAGAGCAGCTATCCATATCATCATTCCAGATGCAGCTGTACACCTGACTTTTCCAGACCACATGATCCAGCTTAACCGTTTCAAGAAAACTGATGGCCGCACTGCTGCTGAAACTTTGGGACACTTTTGCCGTTGCCGAGGCAATGGTTGCAATACTCTCAGAAATACCGCCCACCTCAGATGCCAGCTGATCTCCGCGCTCAGCTACCGAGCCAATGCTGGCCGACACTCGTTCGACCTCGCCACTGATCGTTGAAATCAGACTGCCAATCTCAGCCGTCGCATCGGCCGTACGCTGCGCCAGAGTACGCACCTCATCAGCAACAACCGCAAACCCCCGCCCCTGCTCACCGGCACGAGCCGCCTCAATGGCCGCATTCAACGCCAACAGGTTGGTTTGCTCTGAAATACCTTTAATCAGCCCGACAAAGTTTTCGATACCACGGGCAACCTGGGTCAGGCCACCGACAGCCTGAGAAGCCTCACTGGCCTGAACACGAATAGTTTCCAGCTGAGACGCCAGCCCTAGCAATGAACGACGAATATTGTCTACCTGATCGATCGACTGCCCCACTTCAACATTATCTTCGATAATGCCCTGAGCCATTTGCGCCAGCGTGGTGCGAATCTGATCAATCGTCAGTGCAGAAGATACCCACAACTCGCGCAGCACCATAACCTGCTTCATCTGCTCCAGACTGTAGTTGCTGCGCATATCGGCAACGTCTTTTACTTTTTTTAACAGTTGATTTTCACGTTCAAGAACATGAATCCGATGTTTTAACGCCAGTTCAGTGGCAGAAGGAGCCTCTGTCTTATTTTTACTCTTGAAGAACACGCTATTCACCACCCAGAGTTCATACAAAGAAAACGTTTAAAAGAATAGTCGCTTCTGTCAGACACGTTAAAAAACGCGTTCAAATTCAAAAAAGAAACATCCGAACAGGAGGCAAAAGGAAGCGATAGAAAAACAATAAAGACCTTAAACACAGCCTGATTGGCTGTGAAACATTCACAATCACAGAAACAAGACCCGGCAAATTTTCCGGGCCGTGAGTATTCGTGTAGTGCTGAAAGCGGAATTGTCAGCGTCGCAGGCTCCGGTCGTTTGTCGCTGCGCTCGGTACTAACCCACGAGGGTTCGGCACCCCAACCCCACCGCCTTTAGCTCAAAGCTTCAGATATAAAAAAACCGCGAACTTTTGCAAGTACGCGGTTTTTTAAATTAGTGGCCGACGAGAGAAAGCGGAGGGATATCCCGACCAAGCCACAGCATAAACCCGGTCGGTACGAACCCACGAGGGTTCGGCACCCTCCCTTCACCGCTCTCCAACGTAAACGCGGAGCATAAAAAAACCGCATAGCCCGAGGACCATGCGGTTTTCAGAATTCGTGGCGGTGAGGGAGGGATTCGAACGCTTATCAGTACTTTTATACGCCCATTATGGCGCGCTGAGGCCAGAGAATACGGGGCTTCTTCATTTTCGTCCGTGCCACAAAGTGCGTGTTTGGGCCGGGTTTTTGCCCCAATTTTGCCCCAAATTTTTGAAGCGGTTTCCGGGTATCATTCATCGGCTGTCATCTGGCAGAATAGTCCAATGAGCGACGAGCAGCATAAGGCGCGGCGCCAGTCTGGGCAGCTCAACGTTGAAATAGGTCCGGATCTGATGGAGCAATTCCACCGGGCAATCGGCGAGAACTGTCACAAGAAAAAGGCTGTCGTGCAGAGATTGGTAAAGCTGTACATCGAGGGCAAGATTAAAATTTAACCACTACTGCCCTGTTTCTCTTTTCATTTATATACCTATTAAAACCTAGGTTTTTAGCGTGGCGTTTCCGCCGGCTGGTCACCTCCTTATGCTTGCTTCCGTGTTGTGATGATCTCTTCTCGGTTGTGCGTTTTTTCATCATCCTGATGTTTATGACGACCTTCCTGGTCTGTGCTGGTCGCGTGCCAGAGCTTTCCGTTTTCATCCCGCAGGCACGCCCAACCATCACCCCGCGCAACCACAACATATTGTGACTGCATCCTTCTGATTTCCTATATCTGGGGTTACAGGACGTAACATTACACGCGTACCGAATAACGCCAAAACTACTTAGACACTATGCGCCGTTTCATCCATGCTTATGTTGTAAAAATCCTAATAGCGTCTTTTTTGATGACAAAAAACTCAGAACTAATGAGTTTTGGAGGGAGACTTCGCCATAGCATGAAAGCGGCCGGCAAAACTCAGAAGCAGTTAGCCGAGCATTTATCCTCGGCGGGCTACGCCTGCGACGAAAAAACCATCGCGCACTGGTGCCGCATCGGCACACCCATTGAATCAAAAACTGGGCGGCGACTGCCGCACCCCGGAAGCTATGCAGTTATTGCTGATTTTTCGCGCATTAACCCTGCGTGGCTCATATTTCATGGCGTACTGCCGAACGCGCCGCTACACCCAGACCAGAAAGCCCAGCTGCTGGGGCCGCTATCTCCAGAGGATTACATAGCTTGGCAGCGCTGGCAGAGACTGGACGCCACGGAGAAAAGGATTTGGATAAAGCTGCAGGAAAAGCTGGCTGGATTATGACGGTGCTGCTCAGCAACATTGCCGGTGCAGATGATCTGCCGGTGGAGGTCGTCAGGGTTTATGACGGCGATACCGTTACAGTGAATGTGCCAGGCTGGCCGGACATTCTGGGGCGTGAGATTGGCGTGAGGATCAGGGGGATTGATACACCTGAGATAAGGGGCAAATGCGAGCAGGAAAAGCTTGCGGCAATTAGGGCCCGTGATGCTGCTGCAGGACTTCTCGCAGGCTCAGAACGGGTGAGCATCGTTGACCCGGAGCGCGGCAAGTATTTCCGGATCGTTGCCGATATCCGAGCCGATGGCGTGCTGCTGTCACGGTGGATGCTTAACCACGGCCACGCCCGCGAATACACGGGCAAGGCTCGCGCCAGTTGGTGTGAGAATCACAAGCCGTAATCGTCATCATCAAAGACCCGAGGGTCATTAATAACCGCAACAACTGCGGCACTTTCATCGCCGCGGGGCTTCGTGCTGTTGATCAGTGCACTAATAGAACGCCTTCCTTCAAACCCGAACTGATATCGTGGCCGCTCAATACGACCAGTAAATTCTGGCGTGAATTCTAACGGCTTATCGATGAGCACTTCATAATCCGTGCTGCCCGCAGTAGCAACATAGGGGCCGGTGGCCCGGCCTTCCGGATTGCTTACAATGATCGTATGGGTTTTACCTGGCGTGAAAACGACAGGCTCGCTCAGCCTGAGCACGGTTTCTGATGCATCCATAACCTCGCCTGTCTGGCTTCTATGCGGCATGGCCCAGCCAATCTGAGCTGGGTCGAACAATTTACATTCGAGAGCATCCTGCTCGGTTTGGAATTCGTAGCGGCGGTTTCTGTACTTCTTGGTTCTCAGGTGGCGTAATCCGTAGCGCTTGGCGCGGGTATCGTCAGATGATACCAGTCCATAAATTCGCAACTTTTCCGGATTTTTCCCCAACTGGCCCGGGAGTGTAACCAGCACCGTTTCTGCTTTGTATGTCAATTCGCTGATGTACTCAACCTCAACGCCGTCATGCTTGTCATTCACGTCGCCAGGCATGACGATGCTCTCCCGCAAATCTCTGACCATATTCTGCTCAGAGAATTGCCAACCCAGGTCGGTTGTCATCGCATCACGTACCGGCACGATCTGGCCGTAATCGACAACAGGTTGGGCCCAGCCGATTAAAAGCACGCGCTTAATGGCCTCCCATGCAGTTGTTTCTGTATCGAAAACGCCATCGAAGTAATCACCGCGAGAATCCAGAATCTGGCCGATGCGATAAAGCTCTGCCAGAGCTATCTGGTCGTCTGTATTACCTGCTGACTTTGCAATAACACCAACAGCCGATACTACTGATCGCGTGGGTGTTGGGGTGCTCCAAGTCAGGTCCGCGTTTAATACTGGATGCTCTCCAATGGCTTTAACATTGATTTTATTGCTCGCAACACTGCTCAGGCGCTGAGTGCCTTTAATTGCAATCGCAATGGTTGTTAGCGGGTAGCTCGTCGCGGTATCAAGCTCGCTGCGCAGGCCGTTCCACATGAGCGTTTCTTTCGTGAGGGTCTTGTTGTGCGTGACGGTGGTAACTCGGCACCGGGCCTGCCACGCCCCAGCCGTCACATTACGAACAATAGTCCATGCTCGGGCATCCAGTGTTGCTTCCTCGAATGTTTCGTTGTGGGTCGTGATGCTACCAGATGGTCCGTTGCGGTATTGGATTTCTACTGTAACGGTTCGGGATCGTGGAATGCCCCGGTCATCGAGCACGGTCAGGCCTTCCGGAAAATAGAAGTCGAATTCAATTCTGTTGGTGTTTTCACCAGGTGGGCAGCAATTAAACCAGCCGCCATAGGCACCAAAATCTCCGGTATTAATGATTTTAAAATACCCAAACAGCAAATCACCTTCAGCGCCGAAACCGTTCCATGTCTGATCAACTTGCCAGGTGCCATAAATCACGCGCTGAAAAGAAGCGACAGAGCCACTCTCTACAACCCGAAAATATTGATAGCCGCCCTGCGGGATTTGCAGGCGCAGAACAACGCCAACAAATTCTGAGTTGTTATATTCGGCTGGGAGGAAGTCGCGCCAATCGGCGCCATCGGCGTAAGTGATTGAAGTAACCGTGCCGCCACTACCGTTGGCAGAATATTTGTTAAGGCGCATTTTTTTTGTATCGCCCTGCACTACCCACTGATACGTGAATTCACCAGGTGTAAAAGGGCTAATGAATTCAAACTCAGGCAATGCCCCTTTTAGTTCGACCCCTGCGCCATCAACCTCGGCCACGCTGTACATATGCCGGTGTGCTTTGTGGCCGGTAACGGTATCGCCTGGTTTAAAGACACTTACGCTAACATCGCTGCCAAGGTCTGCAATCGATGTGTCCCCCAGACGAATATCCGCAAGATCAATACTGGCACCATGAGCGCATACAGAAAGCATAAAGTATCGCCACTCTTCGTGGGCAACATACTCCCGGTAAGACGGGCACAAATAATCGGGGTAGATTTTGTGCATGCCAAAAAGAACCGGGGCCGGAGCCATCAATTTCGGCTTATTACCCTGAGCATTCACCGAGTAAATTGAAGAGCTATCCGGGGTTGTGCTGTTGTAGGTATCAGGCACGTTGAGCGCGTTCATGGCCCTGATTGCGGCAATGGCACTAATAACTGTAATAACCGTGGCCACAACCACTACCGTACCTTTCGGCTCTACGACAACATCCAGCGCATCATGCTCGGCTAATGGCGTATCCCAGCGGTCTGGGGGTAATAGTTTACCGTTGAGGGATACCGAAAACAGCTGCTTGCTGTCTATTTCATCATTGTAGTTAGATACGTTTGCGCGCAAATAGTCGCGGAACGATTGACTGGCAGTGGCGACATTATGCTCTGCCTCATCGCTGAATTTATTGCTGTAAACCTTAATCAAAGGCATAGCGCCAGTACTCTATACGATGGTCATAAAACCGCTCAAAGCGGGCGATGGGCATTGTAGAAACCCCGTTCTTAGGGCGTGTATGCAATACGGTGTGTCCGGTGTCTCCAGGCACCACGATTCCCAAGTGGGCACATTCGTTATCTGCATTAAATACGCACACAACGTCAGCAGCCATAGGTTGATCAACGCGAACAAACTCAGAGCTCGACGATATGTACGCGGCATTAATAACGCGGTGTGACGCATTAAGAATGCGGCCCCAGCTTGGAAGCCATGGCACACCATACTCCTGAATAAGCACCAGGCGAACGATGCCCCAGCAGTCGGCACCCATCATTGTGCGGCCGCCATCAACATACGGAACGTCTTTGTATTTTTGAGCGATCATATTTAAGCGAAGGTTAAATTCGGTTAGCCGAAATACTTCAAGCCAGGGGCGATATTTGTTGTATACCGAAGAGCAGGAAACGAGGCGTTAACAATATCGCGGGCGCGGGCGGCGCACTGAACAGACAGATCATCAGAAACGACTGAAACAACCTGCAGGGTCAGTGGCTTTTTTTGCGGCGCGATACGGTGCTTTTCGGTATAGACATACAGGGTAACCGTTACTACAGAATCAGCATCAAGCGCCTGGTCGATTTTCTCCAAAACATCAAGAGTGGCACCACCAATCGACAGGGCCAAATCCTGAACCCCGCTTGACGTTTTATCTGGCAACTCAACAGCAAGGCCCGACCATTCGAACGTTGCTACAGAGCCGCCGGGCAGCGTTACCGTTTCATCTGCTGACGACACCGCCAGGCGAATGGGCTCATCCCACGCTGTACAGTCGAACTGTGTCAGCAGCAGGTGTGAGTCATCCGTCGGGGCTGAGTTGTAGATGCGAGATAGGATGATTGACATGGTTTCTATTAGTAATTTATTAATTAAGAATAATTACACTACTCTCCTATCATTATAGGAAATGATATTAAATTCACATTTATATTTTAACCTTAACTCCAATCCTTCCCTTAGAACCTTCTGGCGCAGCACTTCCCATTCTAAAAGAAACAACAACATTAGTTGAGTCAGTTGATAACACATAAAGCTGATGAGGCTGGTTAAGATTGTCGGCTGGTTCTGACGAGAGAAGCGTAACAGAGACTGATTTTTTTGTTGGTGTGTACAACAGTCCATGTGGAATTGTTATGTTCTGATTTGTTGTTATATCGAGACTTATTAAGTCACTTTGAACTTCTGACGAACATCGCAGATTCCCTTTACCAGAAGCCTGAATGTTAAATTGATCGAGTTGATCTACTGGCCTGTCACCGATAACATAATTGCCAGATGTCTGATATATCTCTAGCGACACCCTGTTTCTACCAGGATGTGTTCCGGACGGAGTCGAATAACTGAATGAATCTGTGCAAAGCAACAGCTTTCCGTTAACAGTATTGAGTCCACCTGTAATAGTGCACCCTCTTAAACACTCTCGAGAATTTAAATCTTCGACAGTGTTGCCAGTTCCAGAAATAAATAAGCCATCGTGGCTGTTATATGAACCGTTCAATCTGGCCCTGCCAACGTAGTTGTTGTTACCTGTAATTCTCAACACATCATACCCGGACGTTCCGGTTAGCATTGCGCCACTCATCGTTGATATGTTGTTATGATCGCCAGAAATTATTACCCCATGGTTTGATTGCCCTCCAAAAATAAGCTTAATCTTATTAATTTGGCAATCTGAAGAAGCTACCTCACTATGCCCTCCGTCGACAATAAGCGTATTGATATTTGTAACTGCACCAAAATAACTCTCCGAGTTAGAACCGTCTAGTCCATTAGCATAAGTATGCAAATGCGTAAGTTCTGAGATATTACCATCATAAACTTCTTCAAAATATTCATTTCTAAAACCCCACTTATAATTGTATGAACAAATTACTGAGCCTATAATTGTATTATGAGGCCCCCTATACACCCAACCACTACCAGTTACTGAGTTTCGAGAAATAACCTGATCAATCTCCCCCTCTTCCTGACTTTCTGGCGATGTCGATCCGAAATTTGGTGAGTACTCAGTATAAAGGTTATTACCTCGACATCGATACACAAAAAAAACTTTCAGCTTTAAACGCGGCCCGTATAGCTTAACGCCTTCTCCAGATGTCTGATTTTCACCATTCCCGTCAATCATAATGTTTTCGAAACCGAAATTATAAGGGCATAATGGATTTACAGCGGTTTCCCCTGTTAAAGTTAGGCTATCAAAGTTCTCTGACTTTACGGGGTCACAGTTTGATCCATCAGCTAACTTAAGTATTGTTGCAGTGTCGCCACGGCCTTTGATGATAACATTTCGACGGGGGATTAATGTGCTGCTAAATTCAATGGTCCCCGATTCTACAACTACAATGCCGCCACCGAAAAACCGAGACTGCACATAGATAGCCGAATTTATTCCATCAGCGTTTTGTGCTGGTGTAGATGATCTCGACACTCCAAACCATTCGCTATTTAAAACCCCGCCAGAACTTGATCTGAATAAGACAGCCACGCTAGGTGGAACACCATCCATAGCAACGTAAACACCCTCCTCAGTATCACCCGCTACCTGCGCAGAGAAATCTCCATATACAACCACAAAGTTACCAGATCGGCCGCCAGCGGATAAAAAGAATACCTGCCCTGGGTATTGTGGAATGACATTTTTAAGTTGAGCCAAACTGGTGCAAACCTTCTTATTGCTTACATCCTGATGCGGCCGCACTTTTTTATCGGTGATATCCGCCAGCGCGGTGGCACCGGCTGTGTAGTCGGCTGGAACAATCCACATAGAGTTATCAGCCGGGTCCGTCCATACATCGTTTGCTTTGTATGCAGTATCAGCAACATGAGCGCCTTTATAGTTTATGGCGCTGTAGCGGCCCAGCAGCGAAACTGCATCAGCCAATGCTGCTCGCCCTTCTGAATCTCTCGCATCCAACATCTCTTGAAATGTGCGAAGGCGACTTGAGATGCTTTTGTGCACTACGCCAGCAGGTGTAGTTACATTATCAATATCAATACCTGACAATATATCTTCAATGGCGGCCAGATTTTCGCCCAGGCGCTCAAGGTCAGCTTTGCTTGGCAATGGCATTTTTAAGATCTCATTGTTTATTTACGTTTTCTTCAACCTGAATGATGAAACCTTCCAGGTCTGTTAGTTGCGCGCCGATATCGATTACTGATGTGGTTAAGCCATCATCGAGTAATTCCAGCTTTTCTATCTCAACATCTACCGCGAATTCCCAGCGGTTGGGGGGGTGATAAACAGCGCGGTAATCACTTATGAATTTGCACGTATGATCGATCAGGCCAGCCGGGGTTTTAAATGGAATTACAAAAGTAACAGCCCCACCTTCAAGTACGTCCTGAACCCAGCCCTCAAACAATTGAGCCTGCTCTGAGTTCATGCGAAAAACTAAGCGTGAGTCCGAAGGAGCGCTAAACCACCGGCGGCGATTTCTTGTTCGCCCAGAGGTCATTTTTATTCGTGTGGTGCCTGATCGTCTTGTGTATCCATGGCCGGAAAGCTGCGGGTACGGCAACAGATGGGCCGGGTATTTTGTGTAGTCGGTCATTTCAGCTTCCGTACGGATTCAGTCGAAACTTACTCATCAGGCGCTGGGTAAAGTCGCCGTCACTATCGATGTCGCGCACCAGTACCTGGGTGATCATTCGCCCCTGATCGTCGGTTGATTTGCTGGTTTCTGTTGTTGTTCCGCTGCTGGCGTTAATGACTTGCACAATCTGATCGCCCGATGATTTACCGGTGCTGGCGTTGCCGTTAGCAATATCAAACAGTTGCTTTTGCTGGCCCATATTCAGGACCATTTCGCGGGAGTTTACGGCGGCGGTGAGGTTGTCGCCGGTGTAGCTTGCGCCAGGGATAATGCCGCCGTTTTCGTATGAGCCTGCGATGGCTGTGCCAGACACTACCCCGATGGACGCATAACCCAGGCCGCGAATAATGCCAGCGCCTATAGGGCCAGCGACGGGGCCCAGCTTGAGCGCGGCGGTTGCACCCTCTTCTGTGCTGGCAATCATGCTGGGAATTGCAGCCATTTTCTGGGCTGCGAACATCGCTTTGTATAATGAGCTACGCTTTTTGCCGACGCTTTCCAGTGCGCTCAGAGTTGTTGAGTTGAAGTTGCTGAGGGCTGCAATATCCTGTTCGCGCTGTCGCTGCTGCAGATCGGCGGCGCGTTTATCTTCCTCCACCCGTTTCTCGGCACCTGTTTTTGCAATGTCGGCCAGGCGCTGTTGGTAAATGGCGAAATTTTGAGCGGTTAGGTTTTGCCACTCTTCTTCCGACAGGTTTTGATTCAGCCAAGCCTGGTCGATTTTATCCTGGCGCTCGGCCATGGCGATGTCTTCGACCTGCTGTTTATCGGCCAGTGACCGGCGAACAGATGCGATTGCAGCTTCATCTGCTGTTTTTTGTTTTGCCAGGCGCTCAGCTTCTTTTTCAGCCAGCTTTTTATCTGCTTCTGCTTTTGCTGCCTCTGATATTTCGCGCTGCTTTTGCTCTGAAGCCAGCTGGGCGGCGGTTTGTTCTGTTTGTTGTTTTTTGCGCAGCTCCTGCAGCTCGCTCAGACGTGCCATTACTCTGTCGTATTCAGAGTTGAGGTTCATCAACTCCGATTTGTTACCGACCAGCCATGACATGACGCCTGTTTTTTCGCCGGAGCCGAGCTGCTTCATTTCGGCCAGTATTTCCTGGCGGCGGGCAAACAGCTGATCGAATTCATCCTGCCCTTTTGGGGCCATCGCGTTATTTACGCGATCCAGTCCATTGGCCAGCGTGTTAAATAAGTCGGCGGCGGCTTCGTTTGCATCAGTGCTGCTAACAAGCCCAATTTTAAATTCGTCCCAGCGCTGACTTAAGGTATCGACAGAGCCAGATAAACCACCTGCAGACGCAGCCCCGGCACCCCCAATTTGGTTTTGAAGCTCTTGTAAAATCAGGCGCTGGGCTTCTGCCCGGTTGCCTGCAGCATCCAGCGCGGTAATTTGATCTTTTTGCTGTTCTGTAAATGACACCCCGGAGCGTTTAAGTGCTGTCAGTCCCTCTGTCGGGCTTTCCAGCGCCTTACCCAGCTGCAGGGCTTTGTCTTTAGCTGTTCCGCCGAATACGGCGGCCATGTCTTGCGATAACACAATTGCTTGTTTAAAGGTGTCGCCGCTAACACTTTTAAAGGTCAGCAGTACGCTTTGCGCCTCGGCTATGCCGTCGACACTGGCGAGCGTGGCCAATGCCACTGCAGATGCCTGCTCCCTTAAATCATCGGCTGTTAGGCCAGCTGCATAACCGGTTGTTTTCAGCAGTTGCTGAACCTGCAGCTGATTCTGCTCGTATTGCTCATACGTGCGCAGTGCAGCGGTCATTGTTGCTGTGCCGGCTGCTATCGCTGCGCCAAAGCCAGCAGCAGCAACGGTCGTGGTGCTGAGCAAGCCAGACACCGATGACAGAGAGCCGGTCAGGCCATTATTGCCCTTTATGCTTTCGCTATATCCGGTGGTGCTTCGTTTGGCTTTGTCGATTGTGGCCGAGTAGCCAGAATCAGCGCCCTTCAGGCGAACGGTAAAGTCAGTGCTTTGTCCCATTGCCGAACATACCTGTGAATATTGCGAATTGTTCTTCTGCTGTTTGTTCGCGGACCGGGCGGTGCACTGTTAGCAGAAAGTCGGAGGCGGTTAATGCTTTGCTGTTTTTGCTGCGGTACATATTGACCAGCGTCGCGGATATCTGGCCGAGCCGCAGCTCGTCGGCTTCTGCTCCAAAGGGTTCTAACTGGTAGAACCGTTCCCACTCAGACAGCAGGCTGGCGGGCATGGTTTGAAGCATTTCGTCGACGTTCCAGATTCCCAAATGAGCCGCTATGCGCAGGGCTGCGCGGCGGGCTGGCTGGTCTTTCAGGGGTTTAGTGTTGGGGCCTGATATTCCTGGGGCGGAGGTGGCAACAGCCACTCAAGGGCGCTCATGCAGCAAGATGCCGAAAGCAGATCATCGACAATACTGCTGGGCAGCAGCGCGAGTTTTCGCAGGTGTTCCGGGTTGTTGTGGTCGTAGAGGTAAAACCCTTTTGAGCTGCGCAAGCTGGCGGCAATTACCTGCAGACGCATCGCCATAAACTGGCGTGAGCGCTCCTCAGCATCGTCAATTTTCATCAGCTCAGAAGCCAGGTCGGCGAACTGCACGCGAAGATCCGCGCCCAGCTCAACCAGAGTAAATCCATTTACTGTTGTCTTTTTGCGCACTTTAAAAAGCCCGTCGCGTGGCAGAATGCCCAGCATGGCCATGATTAATGCGAGTATTTTCATGGTTACACCACGCTGCTCATTGCTGGCTTGCCGCTGATTTTCATCGCAAACGTGATGTCGATGTGCGCATCTTTGGTTGTGGGCATGCCAATTTTTGAGATTACTGCATCAAAGTCGGCTTTTTGCGAAATGGGTGATGGATATTTAAGGCGGGCTTTCAACGTCTCACCGGCCAGACCCGATGCACGCAAAGCATCCACTTTGGCTTTGTTGGCTGTGCGGGCGCGGATGGTTACGGATAACTCGCCGGCATCTTTCATGCCTGCTTCAAACGTGCGCCAGTCGTCTTCGTCTGGACCGTATTGTGTGTTTTCGCTGGTGTCGATCGTCATGTCTAAGCCAGACATTTCCATCACGCCACCAATCAGGTCGTACTTGTCGGTTTCTGTGCTGGCCTCGTCGTAGACGTAAAAGCCGGTTTTTAATCCAAGGGTCATGGTGGTTATTCCTCGTCGTAGTAAACGGTGTAGGTAATTGCCAGCGAGCCGCTGGAGGTTTCTGGATCGCGGTCATAGCTGAAGCCGTTGCGGGTAATGCCTGCAATCAGATCACCGAAGGTTGTGTCGGCGGCGATCAGCGGCTTCATGGCTTCTTCTTTTTCATCAAGGGCGCCATCAATATCGCGCATGCTGGCCGCCCAGATTTCTATCACCAGCTGGCTGTCTGCCCGGTATTCTTCGTCGAAGTCTTTTTCGGTATCCCCTGCCTGAAAATATACGGCGGCACAGGGCAGATCGTCGGGGTCCAGATCGGCTGGGCGATAATCAAACGTGCGCTCAAACACTGGAGCAATTGCGGTGCTGATGGCGCTGCGGATTTGTTTTCGGGTCGGCATTTTATTTCGGCATCCGCTTTAAAATTCGGTATTCGTATTCGTGTTTTAAAAGCCGGGCGATGTCGTGGCGCATGGCAGAGCTGGCTGTTTTAATGGCGTTTTCTTTTACGACTTTGGCAATTTCAACGGTTACGGCGCGCAGTGGGTAGCGGCCTTTGCCTTTGCGCTTAAACACCTGGGTTTTACCAATGAGTTGCGAGGCCGGATTTTTGCGGCCTTTCGTCGAGCCTTTTGGTGCACTGGTGGCGGTGGCGATAAATGCGTCAGGCTGCAGATATGCCCCTGCTTGCACGCCGCCGGGAACCTCGCGGGCGTTGAGTTTTATCATCGGTATGCCGCGGGTATTTACTTTAATTCCGGCCACCAGCTTTTTACTGCTGGCGCGGTTAATTCGCACGCGCTGGCGAATCAGTTTTTGCTTAATCGACAGTTTGCTGGCTGTTGCGCGCACAGTGCCGGTGCTGACTTTTGCCGCGCTTTTATTCAGTGCTGCGGCTTGGGCACGCCCTACTTCTATGCCCTTCATGTGTCGCAGCTTGGCTTCCAGCCTGCCCAACTCGTAATTCAGATATTGTTCATCGACCGATAATTTTGGCATTGCTAACCCCGCTCTATTTCTGCGAAATAAACACGGTATGCCGTCATGCTTTCTGCCGGTTTTGCGATAACCATTCGCACGGTTTCGCCGGATTCCAGCGTGATATCCAGCTTGTCATCACGCCGCATTTTATGGGCGCGTTTCAGGGTTATGCGGTAACCGTCGGCCATCATGCTGCCGCCTGCTTCATCGAGCATTTGCGATTTCAGGCAGGTTGCTTGCACCGGGCTTGTGTCCGGATGCAGAACGCACGGAAGCCCCCGCAGTGCCATTAATGTATCGATTGCCATTTCTGCGAGGGTATCCGTCATGCGTCAGACTCAGCAGTTCGGGATCAAGCGAACTTTAGCTTCAGCGGTGCTGGCTGCTGTCGCTTCGACGACGTAGCCGCACTTCACGTTGCCGGACGCCGTGCTGGTTACCGTGCCGTCGGCCTTTGCGTACACAGTAGCGCCGAGTTCCAGATTGTCTGCCGGTACTTTTGGCAGGTTGTAAACGCTTCCGGTATCAATGCTGATGGTGTCGCCAGCTGCACCGGATGACTGGGCAACGCCTACAATTTTACCGTATACAAGCAGGTCGCCTGATTCTGCGTCCGCTGTCAGTGTGATGGCCAGAAACTGGCCGTCCTGAATTTTGTTCAGTGCCATGGTGGTTCTCCGTTGGCTTAATTTGTAAGTGGTATTAAAAAGCCGCTGGTTTTACGCAGCGGCTTTTTGGGTTAAGCGGTTAGGTTTTCTGACGATTATGCGCCAGCGTTTTTGTGCAGGCCGCGGAAGTCGGCAGCGGCGGCGGCAAAGTCGTGGCGCACTTTCAGGATCATGGCGTCAGACTTAAAGTCGATCATGCTGTCGATGTACGCGCCCTCCTGGCCGTCGAGGTAGCCGTACACGATGGTATCGATCAGCATCGGGTCAGCGGCGGCGAACCAGCCGGTAACGCCCAGGTTATCCAGCTCGGCTTCTACAACCAGGTTCATGGAGTTGATGAACGGGTTAACATCGCCGGATTTAGCAGCGGTGATGGCTGCCAGCACCTGTTGCGCTTCCAGCTCACGTTTAGCTGGTACGATCAGGAACTTAGGCGCCAGGTTCATGGCATCGCCAGTTTCGCCCTTCGGTGCAAAGGTGGTCTGCAGGCGCATCATTTCGCGGGCCTTGGCCAGCGTGTCCACGCTGATGGCGCCCGCAGCACCGATGTTTTTATGGTCGCCATGGAACAGGTTTTTACCGGTTTCAGCCAGCGCCTGGCTTTTAGCCAGAATGCTGTAAATGGCCTTAACTTCCGCACGGGCAGCAGCGGAACCCAGTATCTGAGGTACGCGGCTCAGGGCATCCATGTCGTCGTTGATCAGGGTTTCACGGCTGATGGCGATCAGGCGGCCTTTGGTGGCGAGCTTGATTTTCTCCGCACTGTCTGCCAGTGCGCCGAATTCGTACTCACCGTTTTCCAGCTTGTCTTTCAGCTCCGGCGAGCTGGACAGCTTGGAGAGCTGCTTTTCTTTGAAGTTGGTCAGGTTGGTACGGCGACAGAAGCCGGTGAAAGTGCGTTGAACAGCGGTAAAACCGGCGGCCAGTTCATTACTTGCAACGTCGGCCAGAATGTTCGGCAGATCACTGGTGCTGATAGCCATTTGCGCAATCTGGTCGTGAGACAGGCCGTTGGTAGATACGCCGCCGTATTGCAGGGCCATACGCGACATTTCAATTAGGGTCATGCCTGCAAAGTCATTTGCTACACGGTCACCGGTGCCAGCGCGGGCACGCATGGCAGCGGCCATATCGGTACGCAGTTGCGCGTTGCCGCCATTGGACACGCGCACGCGGCCTGATGGCACAGTGCCTTTGTCGCGCTCGGCCACGGCGGCCAGCGCTTCGGCGCGGGCGGTGGCGATATCGGTGCCGTTGTCGATCCAGTCGTTCAGTGCGCTGTCGGTCAATTTTGCTTGTGCAGCAATGCCGCGCAGCTCTTTTACGCGAACGCGCTCGGCGGAGATTGCTGCCTGAGCGTCTGCACCTGGCACGGGCGTCGCTGGCGCTGCCGGGGCGGCTGGGTCTTGTGGTGCTGGATTCGGTGCACCTGCCGGGGCTTGCATTTTCATGGGGTCTTCCTCGTCGGAGTTGTCTGCTGCAGGTGCAGCATCGGGTGGTAAATCAGATTCTGTGTTTGGCTCTGGCACCGGTTCCGTAACCTCTGGCAGCTGCATCAGAGCAGCGGCTCCGGCCGGCATTGTGGTTGCGTCGAAGTCGTGGTGAGCCACGGCGGTTACTTCGCCGATGATTTCTGTAGCCATGCCGTTTGCCAGACAGTCGGCGGCGGTGAGCCAGGCTTCTGCTTTCATCAGCGCTTTCCATTCGTCGGCACTGAGGTTTGTGCGGCTTGCGTAAATGTCGGCCACTTCACTGGTCCACATTTCCAGATCGTCAGCTGCTTTTCGCAGGTCGTCGGCGTTGCCTTCGACGTAATCCCATGCCTGATGTACAAATTGATAGGAATTTTTTGGCATACGGCGCACGTCACCCGCCAGTGCGACTACGGTGGCGATGCTGGCGGCAATGCCATCGATTGTTACTTCAACCGGCTTGCCGCAGTTGCGCAGTGCGTTGTAAATGGCCAGACCCTCTACAACAGAACCGCCATTGCTATGAATACGCACCTTTACCGCGGGGCCGCTTACCAGTGTTAATTGCTGGATAACGCTGGCGGCGTCGAGTTCGTCCCACCAGTCGCCAATGATTCCGTAAATCATCAGGGTGCCGTCGGCAGCGATGTAGTTTTTCGCGGTAGTGCCGCGCACGGGTGCTTCCATACGGGCGTTACTGGTATCGGTAAAGGCCATGGCGACAGCCCGCGAAAGGTAGGTTTTATTCATCGGTCATTCCTGTTTTGTTTGCGGCTTCGCCTTGGGTGGTTGCCTCTGGATTAATGTTGCCCGCGCCGGAAACTTTGCGCGGATCGGTATCGAGGGTAATGCCGAATTGATCGAGCCATGTGTTCCACTCGCTGATTTGCAGCAGTTGCTGTTCTGGGTTTTCGCCGAGCTCGGCCAGCGCATCCTGCATGGACTTCAGGCCGGCACGGATCAGCGCAATCATCGGCGGCACTTCGCGCGTCGGGTCGAACATTTCACGCGGCGGTTCAATCCATTTGCAGCGCATGGCATCCAGCGGGTTGCCGGCCAGCGCCTGCACTTCGGAGTACCATTGCCACACGCGCTGGCACAGATGCGGAATTAAAATGCGCTGACGGTGGTTGCCGATTTTGCGGTGCATGCCGTTAAAGCCGAGGCGGCCACTGCTGAAGTTAACGCCGGTTAAATCGCCGGTTAGCTCTTCGTAGGTGATTCCGAAATCGGACGCAATGGTGCGCAGCTCTTCGCGCACAAAGTCGCTCTGCCCGTTCACATTCGGCGGGGTGTTGAAGTTCATTTCCTGATTGCTGCCGAGGCGTAAAATCAGGCCCGGTTCAGCGCGATCTGGGAGCGGATCTCCGGTTGCATTGCCAACGCCACCCATGGTTTTAACTGCGCCGACCATGCAGCTGGCGATTTTCATCAGCTCAAGGCGTGCATCTTGAAAGCTATCGAGGTTGCGAAGGCGGTTAAAGCTGGCCATGCCCCACGGCAAACCACGGTTCTGGCCGGGCTCGCGGCAGTCGAACAGGTGAATAACGCCTTCGGCATCATGGCGAACCGATGTGTTTTTATGGCGACTGAAAAACCCGCCCACTTCAGATGGGTGATTCGGGAATAACCAGTAGGCCACCACGGCGTCGTTGTCGTCGTATTCAACGCCCTGTATTACACGGCGGCCGTCGAAAACACCGTCTTTCATGTGGTCGAGATAATCGCCACTCAGTACTTTCAGCTGCAGCTGCACGCCGCTGATCGGTTCGAGCGTGCGCTTGCGTACGATTAAACATTCTCCGCTTTTTACCAGTTCCAACATGGTCTGAAACTGAATGCCGTACAGGTTGTGCTGGCCGTCCACATCGAGGT